CCTTTTCTAACCCACAAAACACCTCGATCGCTCACGATCAGATTGGTTCGGATTGATTAATTTACAAACGGGAGAGATCCTAAGTGATCCGACCTATTCAGGATTAGGAGGTGTGCAAACACCCCGTATTCACTCAAAACTGACTGATTTACCTTCAAAAGGTCAAGAAATGATTGACTTTGCTACCGGTCTTGGCATCAATCTTATGGAATGGCAAAAATTTATTTGCATTCATGGTCATAAGATCCGCCCAGATGGTAGATGGCAGCATTCTGAGGCTGGCTTGGTTTGCGCAAGGCAACAAGGAAAATCGACGCTTATGATGCTTCGGATTTTGACTGGCATGTTTGTTTGGGGCGAGGGCTTACAACTTGCATCAGCACACAGACTTACAACTTCACTTGAAACATTTAGACAAATTGTCAGCTTGATTGAAAGCCATCCTGAGTTGGAAAAAGAAGTAAAGAAAATCCGATGGCAGCATGGTGCTGAGGAAATTGAATTGTTTGGCAATAGGCGGTTTGTTGTAAAAGCAGCTAACAATGCTGCAAGAGGGTTATCAAAACCTGAAACCATACATCTTGATGAGTTGCGTGAATATAAAGATGAGGATGCTTGGTCATCAATGCGATATTCCATGATGGCTGCTAAAAATCCGCAAGTATGGGTTTATTCATCAGCAGGAGATCAGCATTCCGTAATCCTAAACAAATTGCGTGAGAGGGCGTTGGCTTCAGCTACAACCAACGATCCGATAGGTTGGTTTGAGTGGAGTGCAGAACCTGATGCTCCGATCTTGCTTCCGTCAGGCGAGATTAATTGGAGTGCATTCGCTCAAGCCAATCCATCATTGGGAATAACAATTCATCCCGATAACTTAAAAGCAGTTATTAATGATCCTCCTGATATTGTGCGAACTGAAGTTTTGGCTCAATGGGTAGATACAATCAATTCAGCAATTGATGCACAAAAGTGGGGATTGTGTCAGACCGAACCTATACCTTTAGATTCCGAAAAGGAAACTTGGTTTGGATTGGATTTAAGTCCAGATCGAAAGTTTGGCGCATTGGTTGCAACTCAGAAACTATCAGGCGAAAGATTTAATTTGGTTTTACTTCATACTTGGTCTAATGATTATTCAATCAATGATTTAGCGGTTGCAAATGACATTGCACCTTATGTAAGAAAATATAATGTTCAGACTGTCGCTTATTCCAAAAGGACTGCACAAGCTGTTGCAAGTCGGCTAGTTCCCGCTGGAATTCCCATTACAGATATGGATGGAGCGATATATGCTGAAAGTTGTGATCGATGGTTGGGCGCAATCAATTCCCATCGATTACAGCATGGAGGTCAAGACGAACTGACCCAACAAACACTTTCCGCTGCGAAACTGCCCTATGGGGATGGGTCATGGATCATCGGAAGGCGTGCAAGTCGAGTGGCAGTTTGTGCAGCTGTCGCTTCGGCTTTAGCAACATATTTTGCGACACAACAGGAAACGGAAATAGATATACAAGTGGGATAAATAGGACATTATGGTATATTATGCCCTAATGGGATTATTTGATCGTTTTTTGACAAACACCGCAATTACACCAACAGTCGATGTGGCTGCCGCTAATACGCCTTACAATTTGCAATCAGCAGTTGGCGGATTATTTTATGGCGCACAAACAGCAACCAGAGAACAAGCAATGTCTGTGCCATCTGTTGCAAGAGCAAGAAACATTATCTGCTCAACAATTGGTTCGCTACCTTTAGAAACTTATAATCATTTTACAAAAGAACATTTAGATCCAAACAGAGTAATTATGCAACCAGATCCAAGAATTGCTGGATCTGCAATTTACGCATGGTTGGCGGAAGATTTACTTTTCCACGGAATCGGATATGGAATCGTTTTGGACAGCTATGCTGCATCAGATAACAGTCGAGTTCGTGCATGGACAAGAGTTGCACCTGATCGAGTGACTTATAACTTAAATGCAAATCAAACCGAAATTATTTCATACATGGTTGATGGAATGCATGTTCCAGCATCAGGTATCGGATCTTTAATTGTATTTAGCGGTTTAGATGAAGGCGTGCTTAATCGTGCCGGTCGAACAATAAGAGCTGCACAAGAATTGGAAAAGGCTGCGGAATTATACGCTAAAGAGCCAGTTCCAACAATGGTGTTAAAATCAAATGGCACAAACCTTACTCCAGAGCGAATTACAAAACTTTTGGAATCATGGAAGGTTGCTAGAAACACAAGAGCAACTGCATTCTTAAATGCTGATGTTGAATTGAACGCTCTTGGCTTTGATCCACAAAAATTGCAATTAAACGAAGCACGCCAATATCTAGCAACTGAAATTGCAAGAGCAGTTGGCATTCCGGCATCATTCTTGTCTGCTGAAACTACTAGTATGACATACAGCACGACTGTTATGGAACGCAAAGCTCTTATCGATTTCAGCTTGAGAAATATCATAACTCCGATAGAACAAAGATTATCTGCTGCGGATTTTGTGCCAAATGGTGTTGAGGTTCGATTTGACATTGATGATTTCTTGAGAGGCTCAGCACTAGAGCGTGCTCAAGTTTATGAAATACTAAACCGCATTGGCGCAATGAGCGTTGAGCAAATCCAAGAAGAGGAGGACTTAATCCGATGAAGATTAATTTCCCAATTACAATAACCGCTGCCGATACAAATAAGCGAACAATCTCAGGAACAATTGTTTCTTGGAATGAAGCGGGTAATACATCAGCCGGCAAAACAATTTTTAGCAAGGACAGCATTGATTTTTCTAAGCCCGTCAAACTTCTACTTGAGCATGACAAAACTAGACCTTTAGGCAAACTGATTGATATAACTGCAAATGATTCTGGCTTAGAAGGCACATTTAAACTTGCAAAGACTTTTGCAGCTGATGATGCTCTTGAGGAAGCAGCCACAGGATTAAGAGATGGATTTTCTGTTGGCGTGATGGTTGATGCATGGGATAACAAAGATGGCGCAATGGTTATTTCAAAAAGTTCATTACAAGAAGTCAGTTTGGTGTCTGATCCGGCTATTGCCTCAGCGAAAGTTGAATCCGTAGTTGCAACAAATACACCAGAGAATTCCGAAGCAACCGCTGAGGATAAAACAACACAGGAGGACAAAGTGTCAGATATTACATCTGAGGCTCCTATCGCAACCGAAGCGGTAGAAGCTGCAAAGTCTGAGCCTGTGGCAGTAGTAGCAGCACAATCTGTTGCATACACAAAGCCACGCTCACCAATCAATTCAAAGGCAACATACTTGGAGCATTCAGTTCGTGCTGCTCTAGGTTCAGAGGAAAGCCGTCAGTATGTAATGGCTGCTGACACAACCGGCACAGTTGCTGGCTTAATTCCAACACCACAATCAACAGAGATCATCAATGGTCTATCAAATGCTGATCGTGGATTAATCGATGCTCTATCTCGTGGCACACTTCCTGCTGCTGGTATGACATTCGAAATTCCTAAAATTACAGCTGTGCCAACAACTACCCTAGAGGCAGAGGCAGCAGCAATCGACACAACCGATATGACTTCATCATTTGTTTCTGTTGATGTTAAGAAGTTCGCTGGCGGTCAGACATTTTCTGTTGAGCTCCTTGATAGAAGTTCTCCAGCATTCTTTGATGAGTTAGTTCGTCAAATGGAATTTGCTTATGCAAAGACCACAGATTCATATGTTGCAGGAGTTTTAGGATCATCTTGCTCACTTTTGACAGCAACAGCAGATAACACAGCTGCTGGACTTCTAGCATATGTATCAGGTGCTGCTGCATCTGTTTATTCTGGCTCACTTGGATTTGCTCGCAACTTAATTGTTAATAGCACTCAATGGGGCAACATCATGGGCTACAACGACAGCGGTCGCCCAATCTACAACGCATCACAACCACAAAACGCAGGTGGCAATGTAGTTCCTACATCACTTCGTGGAAATGTTGCTGGCTTGGATCTTTATGTTTCTCGCTCACTTGATGGCTACACAACTGGAGATCAGTCAATGATCGTTGTAAATCCAGATGCTTTTACATGGTATGAGAGCCCACGCTTGACACTTCGTTCCGACATTACAGCAACCGGTCAAGTATCTGTTGCGTACTACGGCTACGGCGCACTAGCAGTAAAACTTGCTGGTGGCGGAGTTTGGTTCAACAAGAACTAAATTAGTTTAACTGAGTGCCTAGGGTTGCTCCCGATCCTAGGCATCCATTAATGGGAGTTTAGAGAGGAACTTATGCCTACAATTATCACCGCAAGTCAATTGCGTTCCGTATTGGGTGTAAGTTCCGCTCTATATGACGATACTTACCTAAATCAAATTATCGACACAGCAGAAACAGTTATTCTGCCAATGTTAGTTACATTCAAAAGCCCAATTGAAAAAGTGTCGCTGACTGA